AACGAGAAGAATCTCGGAGACAGAGCATTATCTTAACCAAACAGTGCTACTGTGACAAGCGGTAAGTCCAGCCAATCTTCAAGGCCCATATGCTAACAGTCAAGATTTAACATAACCCATAGCTGCTGCAACACTGTGCGCTCAAATGTGGTTCCGTTGCCTTGCTCTGTTCGGCGTAGCCAGCGTAGTTCGTTTGTAGGTGTCATGCTTAATCCTTTGGTAACGGTATTAATTTCATCCAATGAGTAGGCGAATAAATCCCATCTAATTTTGTTCTTGACACTTCGCTGTAAGAATACGTCCACCACCCAGTTTCATTTGGACATTCTTCATCATAATCAAGCCAAAAAGCATTATGAACACACAATGTATCAATATGCATATACCCTACCAAGATTTCACTTCCGTCCTTTGGTGCCGTTTCAATTGGTTGCCATTCGCTCATTCTGGGAACTCCGTGCGTGACCATTCAAGTTTGATCGCATTCCTTATTCCATTTGCCTGAAGTTCCTCCTCAGTGTACATGTGCAAGGTTATATCGCAGTCAAGATGTGCCCACAACCACCGTACTACTGGCTTTTTTTCTTCTTCGGCCATGAAAAGATCATGATGGTTCTGAGGGCTATAAGGTCTCCCATCATCGCAATAAGCAGATGGGCTTCTGTTCCCATCAACTAGCGCAATCAAACGATAAGGCTCCCCAGCCTCCGGCACATGCGCAATAAACTTTGCTTTGCGCCCGTCACGGGTTACGATCGGCTTTCCGGCTTTTGCTTCTTCCAAGTTAAATGGTTTCATGTCTACCCTCACTTACATGATGCTGCAAAATAGCCCTTTGTGGGCACGATAATTACGCCAGTCTCGCCCCTAGCCCCCGGTGTAATCCCTGTCTCTCCCCTTGCACCGGGTTTAATACCAAGCGCGTATGCTGTGCCTACTGTTGCCATAATGCTTAATGCGATGATTGCTTTTTTCATTTGTCTATCTCCTGATTGATTAAAACGGCTTCGATTGCCTTCGTTCTACTTCCGTACTTCACTGCTAAACGATTTAATGCCGCTGTAGCCGCAGGCGATAGCTTTATGGTTACTCTGCTACCACCTGCCGCGATTAAACGTGCTGTGTGGGCTGCTACGGCTTTTTGTATTGGGTTCATAGTATTTTGCTACCCATAATTGCTGCCGCTTTGACAATAGCTTTTCTAGCTGCTGCGCAAGCATCTACATTTATAGGCTCACACTCCTGAATACCAACTTGCATAGCAATTGCTTGGCAATACTTATCGGCTGGGCCTTGAGCAAACATCAAGTCAATTTTAAGCGCAACAGCCAATCGAAAAGCCTCAGCATCTTCATCAAGCGGCATCCACGGAACATTTGCACCAGATACCCAGCCGCAACCAGTATCTTTGAAATCGGTTTCGACTCTTGCAACTCCATTTTGAAATTCAACTACGTTTAAGCCCACCGCTTTTGCTGAAAGCATCAATAATTGTTTTTTGTTCATAGCATCCTCAAATAGGGGCCGAAGCCCCCTATCTTATAAACTAGACAGTGTTGCGTACGCTTCACCGCGCTTTGCGCTTTTTCCCATGCTGATTGCAGCTTCGCGACTAATTGAATAACGCTTGCCACGATAATCCTGCTTTAAGGTACGAGCCGCACAATCTGAACCATAGTGCAAAATTTCTCCTGATTCAGACTCAATTACAATGGTCATTTTCAAGTTTGTTTTGCCGCATACATCACATTCACACTTGTCAGAAATTCCCAATACTTTGAATCGCTTGTATGTGTTTTCCATTTTCTATCTTCGTTTGCTGTCATGCGTTAGTGCATGTAGGTATATTAGTCGCCTTATATGCTGCTGTCAACATTTTTCTGCAAAATTTTTTCATCAGCCAACCGCATCAGTTTTTTCGCTGTCTCCAAGCCGCTGTATTTAATCCGCGTGTGGCACCATTCATCAATCCATCCCGCCAGTTGCTTCAGATACGCCTGCTGTCTGTCTGTGACCCTGTTCGTTCGGATAATCTCGTCAAACATCTTGGTCGCCGTACCCAACAGCCTGCGTGCATGCGTATCTAGTCCACCGCTTGATTCTAGGGCCACGGTGGCTTTGCAGAGGATGTCGCAAAAGGCATTAATACCTTCGGGCGTGTCGAGCCTTTCGGCTGCTAGGTGGGCCTGTATTGCCAAGTCATCGCCGTGCTGTGGGAGCAGGGTGATACTTGGTGCGCGGATTGGCTTGGGGCGGTAGTTGCTACGCTTTCTCATTGGTCTAGCGCCCAAAATTCAGCTTTCTTAAGTAAGAAAAGTGCCTCGCCTCGATTAATTCGTGATGAGCACACAAACAAGCTGCCATCCTTGTCATACCCGATAACCATCACGTCAGACAAATCCGCTTGCAAAGCAGCTTTAAGCGCCTGCTCGGGCTGATAAGTCTCTGACATTGGCATATTCAATATTTTGTTGTTATTCATACCCTCTCCATAATCGTCACAATCACATATCCCCCCGTTGTCTCGCCTCTGTGCAGGTGCAAAGCAAATCGGGAATCGTCTACACCCAATGCAAGCGCAATGCCATCGAGGTGTCCCTTGAGTGCCGCAAGGTGATTGTCAAGATCGTAGCGCCGCTTAGACGGTGCGAAAAACTCAATCAGTACATGAATAGGCCCATCCCATGTAATCGCGCCCTTGGCCTCTTTGGTAAGCCAATAAGCCTGTTCTTTGGCGGCTTTAGCGGCTTTAGCTTTTACGCTCCAATGCACTCGACCGTTAGGGGATAAATCACGGCTAGGCCACGGTATTTGAATTTGAATCATATTCCTCTGCCCTCTTTTTAGCCTCTGCTGCTGTCTTAAACGTACCTAGAATGTGTCGATCAACCCACAATGTGTACATCACCTCATCGTTTACATGCGCTTTAGCAATGTGGTATTTGCCGCTTTCTATGCTGTATTCGCTGCTTTTTTGCCAGTTCAATCAAGCCCCCTGTTGTTACTTTTAACCGGTGTTGTACTGCGCTGAAACGTGTATGCCAAATCCTCAAACCGCTGAAATTGACCATTGAATTGACATCCTACAAAACCCGTTTCACCTTGCCGCTGCTTTGGAATGATGATTTCAACAATACCTTTATCCCTCGTATCTGGGTTGTGATACTCGTCACGGTATAACAGCATTATGGTGTCTGCATCAGCCTCAATTTCGCCCGAATCTCGTAAATCGCTCATCAATGGCCGCTTGTCACCACGGCTTTCAACACCACGATTCAACTGCGCCAACAATAACACTGGGCATTGCAATGTCTTGGCAAGCTCTTTAAGCTGCTTTGTGTAGTCGCCTAACTCAAGGTTTCTATTGGCGGCATTACCACCACGGATAAGACCAAGGTAATCCACCACAACCAAATTCAACGGCTTTTTACGGTGCTCAGCTTTTGCAATCGCCACAATGTCCAAAATCTTGCGTCCAGCCCTGTCATCAATCACCAAATCCAAAGCCTGTAACCGTCTTACAGCATTGGAGTGATTAGCCCAATAGTCGTCTTGAGATGCTCGTGGATTTTTTACCCATGAAATTGGAATAGAGCCATAGTTTGCAATCGCCCTATCCATCAACTGTGATTTAGGCATCTCAAGGCTAAAGAACATCACGCGATGCGTTTCTGCTACCTTTAACGCAATGGTCAATGCGCACATGGTCTTACCCATGCTTGGCCGTGCAGCAAGAATCACTAAATCGCCCGGATTAAAACCGCCTTCCAGTTTTCTGTCCAAATCCACCAACCCGGTAGGAAGAAACTTCATATCCCCCGTTTCACGGTTCCCCATAACGTCTATATGCTCGTTTAAGCACTCGGTCATGGTAAAGGTACTGTCTGCCGTTTCCGTGAGATTCTGGAGCGTTTTAGACACGTTCCCGGCGATTTCTGCCGTAGGAACTCCATCATCTAATTCACGCATTACCCCAAACGCCATGATTTTCATAACGTTTCGTTTGTGAGTCTCTAAAATTATTTCGCCGTGTCGCTTAATATTTTTTGGTGTGCAGCCTGAGTTAGCAAGCTGTGTTAGGTATTTCAGCCCCCCGCAGTATTCATCCTGTCTCGCAAGCCGCAAGTCCTCAAACACAGTTATCGGGTCTACAGGTTTGCTGCGGATCAAATCCTTATGCATGGCTGCGTAGATGATTCGGTGATGTTCATGCATGTGATGCGGCTCAATCTCGGGCACCAGTTCGAAGGCTTTGTTGTTAATCAGTATGCACCCGATAAGTGCTTGTTCTGCTTCTATGCTCATGCTGCCTCCATTGTTGTTTTTATCATCATGCCTTTGTTAGTTAGGCAGTATTGATTATTGTTTTTGTCAAAGTACCAAATTTTCAGCCAGTCGTTTTTTATGTATGTGTAAAAAGTCTGCCGCCAGTTTGCTTGCTTCTTCGTCGGCTTGTTGTCTCTAAACTCTGTTTTGAAATCATGCCATGCGATTGCAATAAACTCATGTGGGATTTTAGCTTTGTCTGCAAACTCAAAAACTGCTGATTTTTCAGGTATCGCCCTTTCACCTGTATCGGCTACTTTTTGTAGCCAATCGTTCATCGTCAATTCATCAGACTTTTTACGAGAACGTTTGTTTGTATTTTCTGTTGTAGTCTCTTGTTCTTTATTAGAGATATCCTCAATATGCGACTCTGGATAGTCGCAAGTTGCGGGTATCGAAGTACGCAACTTATCGTAATTGATTGCGTAATACATCGTTTTATCAAATTTACTTTTAGCCAGCATTTCCCCGCGTAAATACCCAGTAAGTTTTAACTTTTTTAGTATTCGAAGAATTGTGTCTTCTGACCAAAATGGAAATTGCTCTTGCCATTGAGGAATAGTGTTATAAATCCACTTTCTCCCATCATGTGTAAATTTTGATCGAATCAGCCAGTAGTGAATTTGCTGCAAAACTATGGCTTCGTTAAGGCCGATTTCTTTTGCAAGTGAAGGCAATACTTGGAGCGGAGGCTCAGAAATAAGAGTGCTCATTACTTTTCCTCAAAGTAAAAATCAATTCTTTGAATTGGAGAAAGATTTTCACCAACTGATAGTAATGGTTTGTATTGCCGTAAAGTAATGATTCCGTGGTACTTGGTGTTTTGAAATCCTATAAGTTCTCGAAACTCCTCAACGTTTAGACTTCTTTTTGCTGAGTTGCATGAAAAACATGAAAGCCTTAGGTTTCCTTCATCGTCACCACCGCCAAATTTTTTTGGCTGTATATGGTCAATAGCAAAATTCTCGTCAGTGACAATATCTCCGCAATACTGGCAAGTGTCAGAATCTCTTTCTCTTACTATTTGCTGAATTTTTTTCCAAGAATTGGAATATGACATAAAAAAAACCTCCATAAGGCTGACGGTCTCAAGGGGAACTCCCGTGAGTCGGCAGAATGCTGTTGTTACGGGCAGACCGCCAGTCCTATGAAGGCTTTTGAATCCACCAACCGCTTACCCAGTTCCACGTGGGCTGCATGTCGCTTTCACATGCACAGTGTTATTTTAAACAAAAAGGCGTTGAAATACAACGCCCTTGTGGTTATAGTAGCGATTCTTGCACCATGCCGCCTTCATCTTTGAATCTAGTTTCAGCGTGCGACAAATTGAGCTTGGCCTGTTTAAAGTAACTGTCCTTCAATTCGGCGCCAATCGCCTTTCTGCCCATAGACACGGGGCTGAATACCTCGGTACCCACGCCCATGAATGGCGTGAAACAGGTTTCGCCGGGGTTGGTGTACAACTCCACTAAGCGGTCAACAACATCCAGCTGCAGCGGGTGAACGTGCTTTTCGTCGTCATCCTCTTTTGAGTCACGGAACGGCAACACATTGTCAATGCGAATGTCGTCCCACACGCTTGAGGCGTAACGCTGCCAAATGTAATGACTCAACTTGTTTGACTTTGGGTCTGTGTGGTCGTAAAAATTAGATTTCAAGTAGTCCCACAATTCTTCGGCTGTGAACTTGGTTTCGTTGGCATTGTTCCACGCGTTCAAGATGTTGGACAGGATTGGTGTTTCGCCGTAGTATCGTTTCAATCCATGAGGGTGAACCACTGGCACAGCGTTTTCGCCTTTCTTGGTCAGAATCAGCACATAATCTGGCATGGCCGTAAAACATTGTGTCGAATCCTCGACAATCAGTTTGTGCATGAGGCTTTTCACCATCGTTCTCATGCGCACCTTGAGAGGTTCTTTCCAAATGGTGATGCGGTTGCGGTACTGAAAACCATGTTTTTCGTGCAGGCGAATAATCTCGTTTGGAAAGTCCCACAGCCTGCAGGAATTGTCGAACACATCCGTACAGTGAACAGCCGTGATTCGGCCGGGTTTTGTGATGCGTGCAATTTGCTCAATCAAAAACTCGTACTGTTGCAAAAATTGCTCGCGTGTTTCGCAGTTGCTCATGTCTCGATGGTCTGAACTGTAATTGTACAGACCGCAAAACGGAGGCGAATACACTGAAAAATCAATGCTTTCATCCGGCAGACTTCGAGCAAGTTCCACGCAATCGGTGTTGTAAATGGCGTACTGGCTGGTAATAACTTGATCTTTTGCTTTCATTTCAAAAACTCCGGTAATTGAATATCTTGGTTGAATTCTTTGGTGACATGCTTAAATGATTGATTGGCAGCAGCAACCAAGTTGCCGTACAACTCAATGGCCTTTTGTGTCTTTTGCTCAAGCGCCTCCATGACTCGCTCTTGCCCTTCACTGACCACCATGTCGCAAGTCACATCTCGCTTTTGGCCAAATCGCCAAAACCTGCGAATGGCTTGGTAATACTGTTCGTAACTCCATGTGGGGAAAAACACTGTGTGGTTACAGTGCTGCCAATTCAAGCCCATCGAAGTCATTTTCGCTTTTGTGACCAATCGCTTAATCTCGCCACGCGCAAACGCAACCAGCAACTCCTCTTTTTTCTCAATGTTCATGCCGCCGACAATTTCCACTGCATCACGGTCAAGTGTGGCCAGCAGGTCGCTTTCCTCGTTCAAATTGCACCAGTACACCGATGTTTTGCCCTCTGTTAGTGAAACGGCTTTTTCGCATCTTTGTTTGACCGTTAGCTTTTGTTCCTCTCGAACCTCGGTCATGGTCTTTGCCGGCATGGCAAACAATGAGGCTTGCCCGTCAATTGTCCAAGTATCCTCGTTGTGAACAATGTGCTGATTGGTCAACAATGCAGGCAACTGATACCCCTCGTCGCTAAACCCGAGATCGGATGGTTTCTTCACCATAATCGACCACTGATTGACCCAAGCAAAAAAATCACGTTCGGCGTGAGGCTTGAGGTAAAACTTTTCGCCAATGTTGCGATTGTTTGAATCTACACTGTTCTGATTGGACCTGAAAAACTTGGTCAGCATGTCCATGTAGCCCATGTAACCGAGCGCCTCGGAACTATTGCCAAGCTCGATAAAATCATTCGGGCTTGGTGTGGCGGTGGATAGTGTGCGGTATTGAACGCGCTTGATGAACGCCACAATCTGGTCACGGGTTTTTCCTGCAAAGTTTTTCAAAATGCTCGACTCATCAAGCATGACGCACAAAAAATCGTCAGGGTCTAATAGATGCAATCGTTCGTAATTGCACACCACAATTTTTTTGGTGAATTTGCCATCCTTGGTGTGTTCGATATCCCAAACGCCAATGCGATTGGCCTCGTCAATGAACTGAAAGGCAACAGCCAACGGGGTCAAAATCAAAACATGCTTATTGGTGTGCCGAATTACGTTTTCGGCAATGGAAAGCTGAATCAGTGTTTTGCCCAAGCCGGTATCTGCAAACAAGCCTATGCGCCCTTTGCGACACGCTCGTTCAATCATGTTCTGCTGGAAGTCAAAAGCACAATCCGGCATCCAACTCGGTTCAAAACCAAACTGGCCCGTCATGTGGCGTTTTGACTCCAAAAATGTTTGGTAGTCCATCTGTCCCCCCTAAGTAAATTACAACGCGCCCAACTGCTTACGCAGCGCAATACTCCATGCGCGTACCAGTGCTTTGTTGGCCTTG